TAGTAGCATGAAAATAACACCAGAATGGTTAGACAAGTGGCGCATATGGCCTCGCATGATCCTCACACTTTACGGGATTGCTTTCTATAACACAACAACTTGGTTTATGGCTCTGCCTGATCCTTCAAACGCTCAAGCAGGATTCGTTAGTGTGATCGTGGGGGCTGGGGCAGGTTTCTATGGAATATATGTAAATGGTAAAACCCCTACTCCTAGTGGTAATTCTAGCTCTAAGTAGCTGTACATCTCTGCCCTCATTCCTAAATCCCCTCGGTAGTAAAGGAGGCCCTACTGTTAATGCAAACGTCTTGGCGGGAAAAGAAAATACACAACAAGTGGTCGCACAACAAAATAGACAAGATGCAGGTAGGGACATTATCACCACCGAAGTTATTAAAGAGGTCGAGGCAGAGAGAGTCGAGCAACTCGAAATCACAAATACAAATATACCACCTTGGGTCTTGCTCTTGCTCTTACTTGGGTGGTTGTTGCCAACACCTCAATCCATCGGACACTGGTTTGGTAACTTATTCGTTTCAATCTTTCAGAGGAAGAAATCCAATGACGTTTAAACTCGGCGCTCGTAGTGAAGAGAAATTACTAGGAGTAAACGAAACACTCGTAGAAATCGTGAACCACGCCATATCTGTAAGCAAGCAAGACTTCTCAGTAATTTGTGGTAGAAGGACCAAACAGGAGCAAGAGGCTCTGGTTGCTAAAGGTGCCTCACAGACAATGAAGAGTAAGCACCTTGAGGGCAAGGCGGTAGATCTTATGGCTTATATAGCTGGATCTGGTGGTCGTTGGGAGCTTAATCTGTACGATGAGATTGCTGATGCTATGGCAGAAGCTGCTGCTAGACTAGGTGTTACCAATTTGCGCTGGGGGGCAGCGTGGCACATAGGGGATCTGGCTTCTTGGTGGGAAAATGGAAACACTGCAGAGCAAGCCATGAATGCCTATGTAGACTTGAGGAGATCTGAAGGCAGAAGACCTTTTATAGATGCACCGCACTTTGAGCTTGCGTAAAGAAATAAAATCTGTATAATACAGAAATTACCTCCATTTAAGACTAAAGGCCCCTTTCGGGGCCTTCTTTTTTGTCTTCATGTGCTTTCTTTATCTTCATCCCATTGTATACATCGGAAGTCAGTTATCTTCCAACCTTGTTTGTAAAAGTGCGCTGCTCCCACCTCTACTGACATCTGACACAACTCTTCTGTAGGTCTTAAGATAGGGTCTATCTGTGCCTGACACAGACCCTCATTCAAGCAGATAAGTAGGACTGCGCTCCACATTATTTTATCTCCTCTTTAAGTCTTGTTAAATACCAGATAGCTTTATCTATATCTTGGACAGACTTTCCTTTGTAAGGCCACCTCCAAACATACTTGAAAGCAGCTTGCCAACAATATGCAGCATGAGGGGACACTACAGCGTTTTCAGTCATGGCAGACATAGCATCAATACACTCTATAGTGCTATTGTAGTGGGGAGGGTGATTAACCATATCTACAGGGGGGTTGTTCTCCCCATAGAAGCTATACTCATCAAACTTCTTGCGGAACTCTTCCTGTTCTTCAGCCATCTCTTTTCTCCTACTTGTAGAAAACATGATCTTGTATCCTCCTCGTTTCCTCTAGGTGCTTCCTCCAATAAGGAGTACTCTTAATAGTATGGTAGTGAGTACTCCCTTTAGTAGGATCTTCTACGTCTAAGGTAAGTACGAAGGCAGCTATTACTCGAGAATCTACCCAAGCCTCTTTTTCGTAAGGCTTGTCCGATTTTCCATCACAGGCCCAACTAAACTGACACTTATGCTTACCTTTGTTGACCCCTTGATAGATTACAGAGCATATATCATCTGGAAACTTAGGGCTTTCTACCCTGTTCAAGACTACATATGCTACTGCAATTTTTCCATCTAGGGGTTGGTTACGTGCCTCATGGTAAATATTTAACGCAAGACACGTAAGAGCTTCCATAATCAAAACGTAGGTTCTCCGTTATCGTCTAAACCAGCTAGACTATTCCAGAGCTCTCTGGGGTCTACTAGCTCCTCTTGTTGAGAGAGGTAGGGGCTCTCTAGAACCCCTATGCTCTCTAAGTGTTGAGTAAGATAAAGTGGCAGTTGATTTTCCATTGCAATCTCCTATTCGCAACTACGTAAACCTGTGGAAGGATCAAAGTAACAAGCTCCTCCCTCTGTGATTACAGGTTTTACATCTTCATCAACAAACAAGTCAAGCTGTTTTTCTGGCTCTTCTGCAATATCTTCAGATGCAGCAGAATTAAGTATGCCATAGCGTTTACCAGAAGCCCTAAAGGTGGTGCATCCAGAAGCTCCTCCTTCATAAGCAGCCATGTAGACATCCTTAAACTCTTCCCAGCTTATATCATCCCCTACGTTACAGGTCTTGGAGCAAGCACTGTCCACATATTTAGAGGCGACATTGAGAACCTCTACATGATCAAACACAGATAACTCATCGGCAGTTTTACCTTTTACTCCAAACTCTCTGTAGCCGTAATCTTCTACTCGCTCTACTCTTGGTCCTTCAAAGGTTTGAATAGTGCGGTCATAGTAATGGCTAAACACAGGTTCAATACCAGAGCTGATATTGTCAGCAGAAAGAGATATAGTTCCTGTAGGTGCAATAGAGAGCAGATGAGAGTTGCGGATACCGTATCTTTCAATATCCCTGCGGATCTCTTTTGGAAGAGTTAGCGCAAACTCACTGGTGAGATAGTTGTTATCAAACAAGGGGAATGCCCCTTTCTCTATTGCTAGTGAGATAGAGGTACGGTAGGCAGTGTCTCTCAAGACTTGCATAATGGCAGAAAGCTCTTTGAGGAACCTTGGCTTGCCGTAGGGGTAGCCTAAGGCTTCCAGAGCATTAGCTACACCAGTGAGGCCTAACCCCATACGCCTCTTGTTCTCAGCTTCTTTCCTTTGCGACTCAAGCGGATAAGTAGCACGATCTACTACATTATCCATAGCTCTAACTACGATAGGGATGTCATGTCGGAACATATCCATATCAAACACCCTAAATCCGTGTGAGCTTACCTTTATGTACTTGGTTAAGTTAAAAGACCCAAGTAAGCAAGCGCCATTAGGCGGAAGTGGCTGCTCTCCACAAGGGTTTGTGGCTGAAATAGTTTCACAATACCAAAGGTTATTTTTACGATTGATACGATCAATAAACAAAATACCTGGCTCTGCCCAGTCCCATGTAGATCTGAGAATGTCATCCCAAAGAGCCTTAGCTTTTACTGTCTTGTATACTCTACCCTTAAAGGTAAGATTAAAGTCACCGTCAGATTTAACAGCTTGCATGAACTTGTCAGTAACACCTACAGAGATGTTAAACTGAGTAAGCTCCGTGCTGTTGTTCTTAGCCCTAATAAACTCTTCGATGTCAGGGTGATCTACACGCAAAACACCCATTTGGGCTCCGCGTCTGTGACCTGCGCTAGAGATGGTTTTACAGATGCTATCGAAGATTCCCATAAAACTAATAGGACCACTAGAGCGACTGTCTAGTGACTTAATCATAGCCCCTTTAGGTCTAAGCGTAGAGAAGTCGTAACCAATACCTCCACCAAGCCTCATAGTCTGAGCAGCATCTCTAGCTGCACCCATGATGCCATCCATGCTATCTTGTATGGTCTCTGAAACAAAGCAGTTGTAAGGAGTAACTTGACGAGGAGATCCCATAGAAGATTGCACACGTCCTGCAGGTAAGAACCTTTGTTCTAACAGAATATCCCTAAAACTTAAATAATGCTCTTTGTCGTCTTTTAAAGCATAAGCAACCCTAGTCATAGCTTCCTCGAAGCTTTCATTAGGGGCTCTATATTTCATCGCGTGAATCTCTTCACTGATCGGTAGGGTTGGCCCATATGTATTTCTCATCTATTATCTCCACTTCCTTTTATGGTTCCGTTTTTTTGTCGTTTATCAAGTTTATCTAGGTTTACCTTTGCCACCTCTGACAAGGAGAATCCTAGATCGTTTGCAAGTACAGCAATGTACCAGAGAACATCCCCAAGTTCCTTAGAGATGGCTGCTTTATCTACAGTCCCATCTCTGATCCACTTCTTTACTTTATCCGCCACTTCCCCAGCCTCACTAGCAAGGCCCAGAGAAGGATAGACCACGCGATACTTACGGTCATAAATAGCGTAAGCAATCGCTTTCTTTTGGTAGTCGTCGAAGTCATAGAACTCCTCCATTTTCATGAATGCCTCTATATCATCTTTACTAATCATCTTCATACACCTCTAGGTCAACATAACCTAATTCATCCAGTATCATCAAAGCGTTAACTTTGTCCGTTTGGAAGTCCTCTAATATCCTTTCGTAGCCATAGGCTTCTATCATATCAAGGACTTCCTCATAGGTTCTATCTCTCAACTTCCATACTCCTTTTCTAAAGAAGATAGAGAAACCCATTGCATGTCGTAATTACCATTGCTCACCTGTCTTTTGATGACCACTCCGTGACGCCACTCTCGGTTAGCTTGTCCAGCCCACTTCTCCTCTTTACCTTTGTAGCAGCCAACCACAAGCCCATTGACCGGATAAGGACAAGCGTCAGCCTTATGATAATAGTGGAATTTATGACTATGACCGACAGTTGCAGAACAGGCCAACTTTTCAACAAGAGAATAACCATGATGTTTAGTTGACATAGCAGTGCCAAAATTGCCACTAGAAACATAATGACCATAGAGTACGCCATCATAGTGAACGAGGGATGGGGCCGAGTTAGCATATTCATGATACTCATCAAACCAGTGATCTGTCTGTAAGTGACTAAAAGAAATGCCGTAACGATCCCCCTCAACTCTAGGGTCATGTTGGATAGCTTTCTTGATACGATTTTCATGGTTGCCCTCAAAGCCTATCCAAACAGGTTTCTTATACTTACGAAGATTACTCTTAGCTCTAAGCTTTTCTTGAGAGTCATTGTAAGCATCAATATCTGCCTGATAGTTCTGAGTTACAACAGATTGGGGGTTTCTCCCATCATAACTGTTTAAGGACCGCATATCAGCCCCATCTCCAAGATCTATAACATAGTTCGGATTTATGTCGTAGATCAATTCTCCTAACCACTGGAATCTCTCATTTCCCACTGAGGGGTCTGCATGAGCGCAAGAGAAGACAATCGCAGTAGTCGGTCGGGTGTTTGATACATACATTTAGATCACCAGCGGCTCTATTGAAACTTTAAAGTGCCTGACGATTTCCATTAAACCTGTGACATCACTATCTTCAGCAGCGACAAGCTTTTCGTCATCGAAGAACCAATCTCCATACTCTGTCTTTGCTTCGATGTAGTAATTATCAGGGTAATCGTCGTCAACATAACCTTTCTTAATTACAGGGTTAGCCCAATGAACAATCGTCCTTGGCTCTTCTATAGAAGCTCCTAAGTCCGAAAGCTTCTTATTCAACATTCTTTCCAAATCTAATTTGTCCATTCTTCTGGTATCCTTTTCGAAGCCCAAACGAACCCATGCTTATCGCACCAATCCGCATATGTTGTTTTAGAACCTTTGTAGATCTTTACCCGAGGGTTTTGAAAGACGAATCTTATATCTAGCAAAGGATGTTGCTTCTGTATCAACAGATGCTTTTTTCTGTCAGCAGTAGTAAACCTCCCTTTTGTCTCTACTATTATACCGTTAGGCAGTATGAAGTCAGGAGTATAAGTCCTAGTCTCTTTAACTTCGTATGGAAGTTTAACAGTTTCATACTCATAAGCAACCTCACGTTCTTTTAGATCAGCAGCTACAGATTTCTCTAAACCTGATCTATACCCATACTTTATCGCATGTGAGGCGGTTGCCATATCTCCCCCTCATACCTACGAAGCCACAAGAGTCTCGCATTTTCCACTACTCGGTCTTCATCTCCTTCGTAAGCTTTAATTGCCTTATCCCAAAGCTCCTCTTCTGTAGAAGCACCGTCTAGGATCTTTTCAGCTTTCTTTGGGCCAATGTTGTAAAGACCTACAATGTTATCAGCACTGTCGCCTGTGAGGATCTGAGTGTAGAAGTAATGCAGACCGTCCTGTTCCCTTACTTTTTTCCAAGTTGCCTTGGTTATGTTGAAATGGTAAGCAGGTATCTGTAACATATCTTTGTCAACAGATGCTATGACTACATCTTCTCCAAACTCTGTAGCAGCTTTCGCTATCAGATCATCTGCTTCCTCTCCCATAGACACTTCTGCCCACCAAACCTCTTGCAGGTGCTCTCTTATATCAGCTAGGTGCGCAGGTTTTTCTGCGGACTTCCTGTTACCTTTATATACGGCAGTCTTAGCAAACTCGTTTCTAAAATTACCACCACCAGTAAGATAAATCTTATGGTCTTTATTACCAGTCTTAAAAGAGCACTCATCTAAGATGTAAAGTATAAGTTCATCCACTGCATCAAGAGCCTCTACTAAGCGTTGGTTTTTAGAACCAAAAGCACACCTGTAGGCTATTATGTCGCCATCAATAAGTATCATCCTTCAGTCATTTCCTTTACTACACAGTGATCAAAAAACGCTTCATCGAAGCCCCAAGCAAGTCCCGCCTTCACACAAGCGTACTCAAAATCCTCTGTTGTGAGGATATGCTGAGTAAATCTCATAGACCTGTTGTGGTCGTATTCGTCGTCTTCACTAAATTCAATTACCAGTTTAGTCATGCTACCCTCTTAAGTTAGGCCCCCCGAAGGGGGCCATTAGTTAGAAACCAGATGCTTTGGCTTCTGGTGCGTAAGGTACGTGCTCGATTACGCCAATCTTAGCAAGGCGACTACCTGCAAACCTACCCTCGCCGTAGAAGTCCAGTTTGACACGGACTTTAGAACCATTACCAACGAGACCATCTTCGTCAAAGTCCCAAGGCTCCATGTTACCATCTTCATCTAAGCGAACAACTTCGGGTGGACCTCCAAGCTCTTCAATAGTATTATTCACATTGTTACGAACAACCTTAATGAACTTACCGATACCATAACCTTCTCCGTCATGTGGATCTTTGACAGTAAGATCTTTCCCTCGGGCTTCTGCTTCATCTAAAGCTTTGTCGAGCTCTTCGTGAGTTTCGGGATAAAACTCTGCAGTAAACTTACCGCGTGGATCAAACTTTGTATCCATGTCAGCATGTGTTAGACGCGCCCATTTAACGTAACCATCCATGATGATTGTCTTCGACTTACGTTTAGCCATCTTATTTTCTCCTTTTAGCTAAGATGTCGTTACCATATAATATCCAGGATACTAATGTCAAGTGCTGCATCAGTGTATTTCTGAATAATTTTTACCAAAGCTGTAATCTATGCCGAGAGGCACATTAAGTTTAACCGCAGCGTTGGTTTGTGAGATAGCATATCCCATTAAATCTTCAGTCTTTTTCTCATCTCCCTCCTTTACAAGGGCAATAATCTCGTCGTGGAATTGGCCTATGACCCTGATCCCACCTTCACGACAAGTGCATACCCAATTATCAAAGCACCATACCCCAGTAGACTGATTAAGAGTACTGAAGCGGTCCTTCTCGTAACGCAGTGAGTGGTAGATACCTGAGACTGGATTCAAGAGCCATGTGCCACCATTAACCTCACGTACCTTACAGTTATCGGCAGCAGTCTGTATGGCCCAGTTACGGTCCCAGAAAGCCTCTAGCATACTCTGTGCTTCAGATTGAGGTATACCCATTGTACGAGACAACTTAGTAGAACCTACACCATACGTTGCCGAGTAGTTTACTACTTTGTATTTCTTGCGTAGAGCCTTGAGGTCAACTTCACCTGATACGTGTCTATCAATGTCATCCTGCGTAATCTTACCCGCGTGTCTAGCAAGGTCGAGGTGAGGATCAAACCCATCTCTTGACATCTCTTCAACATAATCAGGATCGTGAGGCTTCATATAATGACGCTTCGTTGTATCTTCCAACGATACCATATCTGCACCACACAAAACGTATCCATCAGGAGCAATAAGGCATCCACGGATCTCTGCTCCCCAAGGTTTATCGACTGCAGGAAGATTGACCAAGGGTCTAGCATGACGGAAACGCAGTGTGTTAGTAAATCCTGCGATAGTCGCTTTGACGTAACCATTGTTTTCACTTTCTACAAAAGACTTAAAGATACCTAGGCGGTGATTGATGATGGTAAGTCCCTCAAGAACATCAACTGCAGGGTCACGATCCCTAAGGTCTGTTACAGACTCACAGAGTTCCCCATCTTTACGGATCTGTTCTATCCTGCGCTCCTCGCCTGTGACTTTATCACGGTGGTACTCGAAAGTCTTTGGCTCCCATCCTAACCCAAATAACCAATCCTTGACTTGTGTTATAGAGTTTGGATTAGCTTCAACACGGCGTAGCTCTACCTTAACCTTTTCAGTGCTATAAGGTAAACACATTTCGTTCATCAGGTTCTGCCAAGCTATAGCCCTAGACCCCAAGCTTCCGTCCTTGTTGAACCACTGAGAAGGACGCTTACGCTCTCCATAGATAATCTGCTCGGGCATAGACTTCTTAAGCTGCTCTACCTTCTCACTCTTAAGCTGCTCAAGTTGAGCTAGGTGAGTGCGAGCCTTCTCAATATCTATACGCCACCCTAATCTTTCCTGCTCTGCAGCACACTGCATCTTAAACATTAAGTATGCAACACATTCATCAAGAGCCTTGGGGTCTTTGTATAACTTACCCATTTTGTAGCTAAGTTCTTTATACAACCTGCTGTTTATCTTTACGTCTTCGTCGCAGCGATGTGCATACTCCTCGGGGGTAAGAGATTCCCAATCATCTACAATAGGCTTGGGTATCCCATACTGTTCGCCATAGCTTTCCAGATTGTGCTTACCTCTTTCATGGTTGATATACCAAGACAGAGCTAGTGTATCCACTATCTGTTGACTGTGGTTAGGTCTAAACCCCAGTATGCTACGCAAAGCAGGTAAGTCATAGCGTATGATATTATGACCTATTAGAGAGTCAGCAGACATGAGCACTGCTCTCATCTGATCATAGTCAAACACATGCTTAACTTCTGTCCCATCGGAATAGGAGAGGACGTGTATTTTAGTGGGGTCTAACCCATCTGTTTCAATATCGAATATCATTTTAGATACCTCTCCCGAAAACTTCTTTTTCTTTATCGCTGCATGTGGAGCACACACTTATGATAAAGTCTATAGACCAGTCCTTAAAATCTTCATTGGAGTTTACCTCTTTAACTTTTTGCTGAACACTACTCATAAGAATTGCAGTAAGTTCATCTGGTCCGTACATTCCCGCTTCTTTTATCCGAGTATAGTTACCCACATAATTATCCATCATTCTTCCTCCAAACAAAACTCACACCATGTGTTTGGTGTAGGACAACCGCAGCTTACGCAGAGGTTAAAACCTAAAGTATTGTAAGCTTCTTTTACTTTGGCCCTTTGACGTTCTTCTTTTGTCATAGGTCGAATCTCTTTTAAAGGTATTCCAAAACTTGTCTTAAGGCTCATATTCAGTAAGCTCCATGTTTTCTTTTATAAAGTCATATACCTTTTGTATATCCATCTGAGCTGCTGCACAGTAGATTACTAGCCTCAAACCTTCCTCTGCGAGGAGTCCGCGAGCATGTGCATCCATGTGAAATGTGTAGTCGGCACTACCATCCTCATGTTCTTTTACAGTTTCAACACCGATAAGTCCTACGTCTTTATCCATCATTCTTCTCCTTATCCCTCAACCCCACTGTTCTGCCATAGCATCAGCTATACCTTGAAAGGTTTTACTACGAAGCTTCCATCTGTCTTTTGATGGAGGAAGCCAGTGAAGCTTTTGCCTTTCAGCAGGTGTCATATTCTTCATCTCGTCCCTTACATCATTAGTAGGTTGAAGTAAAGGTAGACCTCTAAGCCAAAGACAGGTGGCTTTTTGTTCGGGGTGTCCAAACATCCAAGGCTGAACAATCTGAGACTGTCTCCTGCCACCAATTAACTCTTTGGCATACTTGTGCATTATTGGGTTCTCTACGCAAAGCTTCATGACAGGCACATCTAGGAACATATTGAAGAAGTCAGCGGCATCTTTTAGCTTACCCCATCTACTATTATCCCTATGTAACCAACTAACCCCTGAGTTACATAGGTAAGTGCAAGGTGGGTGAGCTATTATCATGTCCCAAGAGTGTCCGTGTATAACTTTAGAGACATCCCCTTTAATATGAGGGCCATCACCTTCTCCATCAAGTATGTCACAAGATACTGCGTCATGACCTTTCTTTCTAAAGGCATCTCTTACAGTACCAGAAAACTCACAAGCTACTAAGATCTTCATTTTCCATCTCCTTTGCATAATGCAGATATTTACGTACCATTTCTTCCCTTATGGGACCACAAGTTTCCCTTATCAGGGGCTCTGTAACAGTTCCGTACATAGCTTTCAAGACCTTTAGTGTTTCTTTTACATAACTAACAGACTTTTTTGTAGCTAGAGGTGGTGTATTAGGTAATGGACCTCTTAAGCCTTTGAGACAACAATCTACCTCATAGTACCACATTAACTTACCTATATTTTCCTCATAGGACATCATGTATGTGTCTCCTCAAGAGTGAAGCTCTCTGCATGAAACAAAAGAGTTCCTGCAGGGCCTTCTTCTGAACAAGGCCTGTTCTTCTCGACACGTAAGTAAGTCGTATTTCTGTCAATATCATCCTCCGCAAGTTTGTTACGAGATAAGTCTATAATAACAGAAGCACGTTGTCCTATCATACGACAGTACTTGGGATCACCATTCTCATTTGTGTGTGCGATAGTAACAATACCTATGTTAAGCTCTGCAGCAAGCTTAGAGAGCCTGATAGACAGGTCTGCAAGCTGTTGCTCCTTGGACTCTTCACTGACACCTACAACAGCATCCTGTATAGGCTCAAAGAATACATACTTACAGTCACAACCATTAGTCAGATACCTAATCTGATCAATGAAGTCGTCAGTGTTAGTCCCATCAGGCATATAGAACTGGTAGAACTTCTCTTCTTTAGTGATTTCCCTTATGGCATCCTCAACGAGATCATGTACGCCAAGAGCCTCGATAATGTCCCTGCGTGTGAGGTTCTGATTGAGGTGGTACGATACCAACCCAAGGAGACTACGCAGTTTAGTTTCCTCCAGATGCCATGAGGCGAAAGGTACGCCACGCTTAATCATGTTGTACTCTAAGTACCGCATAACCTCTGTCTTACCTATGCCAGTAGGTGCTTTAATCACAGTGAAGTGACCCTGCATAAGACCCATAATCTTGTCGTCTAGAGCTTCAATACCCGTAGGTACGTAGGCATAATTAGGGGCCTCTCTGAAGAGGTCTACAAACTGATCAGCAGTATTTAGAATGTTCTCGGGGGTGTACTTCTTAGCGTTCCACCATGCATTAGTGAAGTCACGGTCAGCATTGTCCGTAAGAAACTCATTAGCGTCTTTGTACTTGTCGTGAGGAACCCTGTAAGTTTTATTAGGGAACATATTGAAGATCTTTTGAGCGATAGCATTACCTGCTGAATCATTATCAATACTCAGTACAATCTTCTCAAAACTATCCAACCACGGCTTACACTTCTCCCAGAGCCTCTTAGAGGGCGTAGCAGAAGGCAAAGACACTACAGGGTTAGTACCCCTTACATTTAGCATTTGGTACGCTGAGAGGGCGTCCAGTTCACCCTCAGTGATGGTTACTATTTTAGCACTACCTGCTGCGAAGAGGTTCATGCCAAATAGTTCGTCTTGAGACAAACCTTGAGCGGAAAAGGTTTTGGGCATTACACGGATTTTCTTACCACCAGAGGGGTAAATATACTCTTGTTTAACTACATCACCTTTTTCATCTCTATAACTACGAACATCATAGAATTCCATAGTATTTACTTGAATACCTCTTAAAGGTAAGTATTCGTGCTTACTTGAACTTGGGTTATCGAATGCCATATCTCTACTAGGTCTCCTTGTAGGTTCATGTTGGTCAAAGAAAGACTGGGAGCAAGCAAAACAAAAACCTACTCCTTTGTCTGTGTTGAAAGAATATGCGTCACTACTACCACAATCAGTATCAGGACACGGTAAGTGTGTTAGTTCTGGCATGTTACCTCCTGCACTACAACTCCCACGCACATAGCACAAAAATAAATTCAGTGCAACCCCTTGAAATGCTAAATTGCTTACCCAAGTAATACTCAAGGCTTACTACTCACTAGTAATAAAAAGAGTAGGTAAGATACTTTAGTACTACTTAAGTACTTAGCTTTGTAGACTAATTTCCACTGGGGGTGTCTAACATTTTTCATCGGGGGTGTCCATTATTTTCCACTGGGGGCCTCTGCCATTTTCCACTGGGGGTGTCCATCATTTTCCACTGGGGGTGTCCTAAGATTTTGGCTTTGCTAACGTCCCGGCCGGGCGCCTGGCCAGGCTCTAAGCTAAGACCCTAGCCAGGCTTTAAGTTTAGACAAAAGAAAAGCCCCAAGCTAATCTCTTAACCCGGGGCTTAGTTTAGAACAAGTCTGAGAGACTGACTCTGCCAATGCCTCCGCAGATTGTACAGCGATTTCCTTGTTCAGCAGCTATGTCACACTCTGGACAATCTACTGAGTTAAGGTCTGAGGCTGGCGGATCAAGTTCAGGTAAGGTGCTAGGGAATAAAAAGTCCATAGTCTCTAACTCCTCCCTATCCTTAGCTTTGTTTATCTTGATCCACCTATGCTTACGAAAGCGGATTAGGCGCTGGATGCGCCTAAAGCTCTCTTTACGTTTTTCTTCTTCGTCCTCAGTGGACTTCGACAATGGGCGGTATGGCATTAGCTTTTTCCTCCATCTCTTGACTGAACACATGGGTAATAAAATGCTCAAGCTCGTCTAGCTTGAATATCTCATCGGTCATAATGTCAAACATCACCTCATCTCGACCTACAGCTCCAAGGAAAGCTGCGGTTTTGAGCCTCCCGCTAATGCGGGAAAGCTCGTCAAGTATCGCTTGTTTTTCGTTAGTTTTGGTCATTTGTACCTCCGAAGTAATGGGCTACGGAAAGGGTCCGCACCGTAGCGTTGCAGCTCGTCTAAGAGATCATAAGGGCTTTGGAACCAGTCTTCTAGCATCTTAGCCAGAGCTTTGTCATAGTCCCTGATAATCTCGTAGTAATCGTCTAAAGAATCCTCCTCCACCAAGGAATCGGAGTAGTAGCTTTGGAATCCGCGAAAGGGATACCCCCAGTCTTGACCATAGGCCCATTCGACTACCGAAGGGTCACGCTCGAAGACTAGCTGCGACCAGTCAGCTTCTATAAGCGCATCCCTAAGCTCTGCCGCATAGTCAAGGTCTTGGGTTTCCTTTGCTGTATGCTGGTCAGTATATCCCACAGCCAAATTGGTGCACTCTGACACGGTCTCCGCATATTCGTTAGAATCTGTGTAAGAACCGCCGTCATCTGGCTTATGTCCCAGTCCCAGAATGTCTGCCAGAGAATGAGCAAAGGCATCACTAGCCGTCCGCATCCCCATCTGATGGGTTATAATATCGCTTTGGCCTTTACGGTCGAAACTGATTACGGCGTCAATAGCACCTAGCCAGTAAGGAATACGTTTGACCAGAGCCTTAGAGCCTAGGCAACCTACCTCCTCCTGAGCATGGACTACGTAGACACCTTCGATACCTGCGTCGATCATCTCTAAGATTAACCATATGCCGGTTGCACAGTCTGCGCCTAGGCACTCGACCTCGTTGTCAGGATGTAAGGTAGCAACACCACCTGAAACCTTGACTTTCTGCCTACCATCTGACCTATGCACTGAATCGTAATGTGCAGCGTAGAGGATGTTTGGCTTATCACCTACAATCAGGACATAGTTTCCATCCTTATCTGGATGCCCGAATGTTGGGTGCAGATAACGGGCGCAGAAATCCTTTATGCTTTCTGTCCCATGTTTGCGCTTATACGTAAGCATTGTTACTAGGCTATGCAACGTCCTTATCCTTTCTTTCTTCAAGCTCCCAGACCTCGTTAGTCGCATCATATACATAGATGCTTTCTGAGCTTGGAGCTAGGTCATTATAGTCTCTGATTGATTGCGTAGAACATATGCCACCACCAGCTAAGAATTGCATCTCATCATTGTGATAGTATTCACCGTTAAGATGACACCTAAAGTAGTCTTGAGCCGCAGTATCTGGATCAATAACTAAGCAATCGGCAGTATATATAACGTCATCGTCTGACCATAGCTGGCCGTTCTCGGTTTCAACTGCGTGATTATCTCGGCAATGTTCACACCAAGATTGCTCATGATTGTGTCCGTAGCCAGTCCTTACCATCACATAGCCTTGATCATCTACGCTTGCGTCATCGTAGCAATTCTCACACGTAAAGGCGTGGTCATAGTAGCAACTTTGACAATAGAGTTCACCTTCGAAAGTGTAGGCATCTTCTATATCCATTCTGCAGCTACAGTCAGGGCATAGGACAGTGTCACCGCCATCATATACGCCACTATAATTGCTACCGTCTAAGTTACCATTTCTGGTAATTATTAGGTAATTCTCGCAGCCACTGACTTCTAAGGTCCTTGGTCTCAAGTCAAGGTAAGGTCCGACATACCCACCAGAATCTTTGATAGCAAGTAATCTAGCACCTACCCAAGTCCCATCCTCTATTGGGTTAGCTCCAAGCTCATCCAGCTTTTCCCGCAAAACTTGGTAAGAAGTTTCTGAGACAGCATAGATAGGCGCTGGATAAGCCTGATCGTCCTTGTGATAGACCACAACCCGACCGCCAATATTACCTTTGGCATCTTCTAACCAGTAGACCTTAAAGTCTCCCGAAGCATATGCCTCAGCTGGATGGCAGCACAAGTGGTCAAAGTCATACCGCATACAACTATTAACCATATGTTTCTTATTATCAGTCGTATTTAAGTTCTCAGCTTCTGACTGCTCAAAAGAGTAAGCTCTATTGAACGAGGCTTTGTCTGAGCCTTCTTTAACTGTCCAGTTCTTAGGAAAAAGGTGCTGCTTTACGTCATCGACTAAACGGTCAATCTCTACCTCAGTTAAGACTGGGAACATCTTACGGATGGCCCGACCTATCTTAACTTCTGAGCGAGCTACACGACCTTTTTCTCTGGCGTATTTGTTAGCCCAGATAGAGAGCTTATCGCCAAGTGAAGGTTCAGCAGCAATTTCTGAAGCTCTAGCTACGTTAGGCCAGAAGAAGATTAGTACCGCTTCTATATTAGTCTGTTGCTTAGTGTAGTCCGAAGTATCGTACAGAGGGCTTTCTAGCATCTCCATATAGGCAATGCTTTCTAACCTGTTCTGTAAGAAGTTCTTAGCCCTATGGGATAGCCCATCGGAACTAAGGCTGAAGTCTATCTCTAGACCTTCGAGAGCTTTACCAAAATCTCTCATAGTTACCTCCTTAGGTACAGTTACAGTTATCAGCTAAGGCGCGAATCAGTAGGCGCACCTTACCTGTAGTTAGAGTATACCATAGCTGGCTACCAGAAGCAAGGAGTAAGATTTTTTCTCAGGATTGGCTACAGCTACAAGTCACAAGTCTGCGCTAAGAATTATTGTGGTTTGTTATCAGGTACTTACTGCTACTAAAACTGCTCAGATGTGATCACATATTTATATCCGGGGGTTTTACTTTGACCCTCAGGGTGTAGCCAGGCCGGGCCCTGAGCTATACAAAAGGTTCATTTTCCATCCGGGGGCTTACCCAGGATCTAAGCCTGGCGCCTGGCTAATTTTCTATCCAGGGTCCCGGCTAAGGGCCTGGCCAGGGGCCTGGCTTAATTTCTATCCGGGGGCTTAGCTAAGATCCCGGCTAAGAGCCTGGCTTAATTTTCATCCGGGGGCTAAGCCTGGGGCCTGGCCAGGCGCCTGGCTAATTTTTCATCCGGGGGCCTGGCTAAGATCCTGGCCCGGAGCCAGGCCCGGAGCCCGGCTTAGTTTTTACCTAATCAATAAGCTGATGGCTTAGGTTAAACCTAAGATTAGACTTTAGTTATAGTCTAAGCTAAGACCTTAACTATTGTCTAAGCTAAGACCTAAGGTAATATCTTAGGTAAGACCCTGGCTATACTAAGGTATAGGTTTGGGAATAAAGGATAGGATTGCAAAATAATTGTTGCGAGCTGCGTTCCTACATGCTACTAAGGTTCTAGGCAATGACGCCATTAACCCCAAGTCTAGAAAGGACACAGAAAATGGGTATTACTCTTAAAGCAGCTAAAGCAACTAAAACTCAAGCACAGTACGAAGCAGATGCTTTAGTATCTTTTCTCGAAGTCGCCGCTAATTGGATTGCAGACGCTAAGACGCCTCATGCACGCTTCACTAATCTGCAGGCTTGGAAAAAAGCTTGCACCATCGAATCCAACGCTTGGGATATGGTGGCCGAGGCTAACGGTTACAATACGGGCCGCGCTGGGATGCAATCTTTCGTCATTGACGCGCTCAAAGGTGCCGGCGTAGACTTCGGAGAATACGCCGTATGATCCGAGCGGTTATCTTAGGGTGTACCTTCGGGTACATCCTAGCCCTAATCCTAGCTAATCTAGACTTTTGGTTACTAGCTACATACTAAGGTGGGACCCTAGCCATTCTCTTGGCTAGGGCAAAAGCCTGGGGCTACCACCCCCATTTGCAATACCAAAAAATAGGTTGAGTATGGACATAATGTCGCACTTAAGAAAAAACCTTAAGTATCCCTCTTGAAATGCCGTATAAAAATACCTATACTCTAGTATAACTTAAGTATCTTACCTACTACTGACAGTGAGTTAGTAAAATACTCAAGTAATACTAGAGTAAGGCTCTTTTAAAGCAACAGTAGGTTGTAAAACCTTTAGTAATACTAAATAAATACTCTAGTACCCCTTGAAATCTAAGATTTAGTACCTATATAGCAGCTCATAAGCTCTCTGAGAACCAAATCGTATCTTCCCAATGTTTTGTAGTTATAGAGAAAGACGGGTTTGTAGTTCTTAGAGGTTTATTAACCCCCAGACTCCCAGAAATGAGTAAAGCGCAATGCCGGGTCCAGTTCCCAGTCTCAAGTATAATGAGCCAGTAGCTAAGTATATACGACAGGCAGTTAGAGATGGTGTCCAGATCAAGGACATACTAGCTACTGTCAATAAACGCTACCAAAATGCTCCCCGTAACAATGCTAATCTCTACAGGCTCTACGGTGGAGACATCGCAGAGGCTCGGGCTGAGATCACTCAGCGCGTTGGTAATGTTGTAATTGAGCAAGCCCTCAATGGACACTATCCTTCTCAGGAACTCTTCCTAAGGTCTAAAGGGGGCTGGAGCCCGAAGGAAACTCAGCAGCTTGAGGACGTATCAGGAGATCCTGATGAAAACTCAAGTGCCGTTAACTCTCTGATGATACTGTTAGGTCATGCCTCGGACATACAAGAAGAAGACGGCGATTGAAATACCTGAGGTTACTGCAGAGGACCTCAGGAAGCTTAGTCCCGAAAAGCTACACAAGATCTTAACTGAACTAGGGCCAACTCAGGCAGAAGAGCTGAAGTATAACTGGCCCTTTTGGGCTCGTAGGGACCAACTTGAACCCGAAGGTCAATGGGACTACTGGATATTCAATGCTGGTAGGGGAGCTGGTAAGACCCGCTCAGGAGCTGAGTGGGTAAGGCATAAGGTAAAGCAAGGTTTCCGCAGGATAGCCTGTGTAGCCCCCACTAAAGGTGACATCCGTAGGGTTATGGTCGAAGGAGAATCAGGTCTCCTTAATGTTTGTTGGGACAAAGATGTAACCTACAGGGGAGCTAAGATGGGCTACCCCGTTTGGAGTCCCACTAACAATACCCTCAGTTGGGAGAATGGGTCTAAGGCAGAGTTCTTCTCCGCAGAAGACCCAGAACGCCTAAGGGGACCTCAGTTTCATGCAGCTTGGGCAGATGAGGTTGCAGCTTGGCGTAATCAGCAAGACGTATGGGATATGCTACAGTTTACCCTGCGTCTAGGTAGACACCCTCAGGTTATGGTTACTACCACTCCTAAACCTACCAAGCTAATGAGAGCCCTCCTCAAGAATGAACGTAGTCATATTACTCATGGATCTACTTTTGACAATGAAGCTAACTTAGCTACTCCATTCTTAGAAGGCATAAGAAAAGAATACGAAGGCACTCGCCTAGGGCAACAAGAGCTCTACGCTGAGATGCTTGAGGAAGCCGATGGCGCTCTCTGGACTACTGAAATACTAGATCAGGCAGAAGTAGACCTCAAGGACGTACCAGAGTTAAATAGGATTGTGGTTGCACTAGACCCTGCTGTAACTGCCAACTCTGAATCAGATATGACTGGCATTGTAGTAGCAGGGGTAGATGTGAATGGAATAGGATATGTCCTCGAAGATGCTACGGATCGACTTAGCCCTTCTCAATGGGCAGCGAAGGCTGTCTCGCTGTACAACCACTATCGTGCGGACCGTATTGTTGCCGAAAGGAATCAAGGCGGTGAAATGGTTCGTAGGACACTTGAAGCAGAAGATGAAACAGTTCCTATTCGCCTTGTACATGCTAGTCGAGGGAAAATGGCTAGGGCTGAACCTATATCTGCACTCTATGAAAGAGGCAAAGTCAAGCATGTTAAAGGCCTTGATGAGCTGGAAACGCAAATGAGAACTTGGGAGCCTTTAGGATCTATTGGCTCCCCAGATCGTTTGGATGCTTGTGTATGGGCTTTGACTGACCTGATGCTTAACGGAGTTAATAATCCCACTCTCAGGCTCTCTTACTCCGATGCTAAGGGCCTTGATCAAATATACCTAGGTTAAAAATGAAAAAGCTAAGCGAAGAGTTGGGTAAGTTAGAGTTAGGCCAAGGCGGTTCTAACACTAAAGACGGAACTATCCGTGCTGACGAATTTCTCCCCGACTTAAAAGGCAAACGAGCCATCCGCAAGTTTCGGGAGATGCGAGACAACGATAGTACCATAGGCGCTATCATGTACGCTACCGAACAGGTTCTTAGAGATGTAGACTATTACATAGAACCTGCTAACGATACTCGGAAGGCTAAAAAGGAGGCAGACTTCGTAAGGAGTATTCTAGAGGATATGGAACATTCTCTAGATGACCACATCTCCGAGGCGTTGTCTCATTTGACTTTTGGTTTCTCTATCTTCGAGGTCGTCTACAAACGTAGACAAGGGCCAAGTTCCCGCAGCGGAAAAAAGTACTCCAAGTTCTCTGACGGACGTATCGGTGTACGCAAACTCGCGTCTCGCGCACAGTGGACGATTGAGCGATTTGATGTGGATAAAACAACAGGAAATGTCCTGGGTATTAGACAAGAACAAAACTATGGGATTAAATCAACTTTTATCCCAGCAAATAAGATCCTTCACTATCGGACGACGAACACGAACAATGACCCATCTGGACGCTCTATCCTACGGAATGCATACACTTCTTACCAGTATCTTAAAAACCTACAAAACATAGAAGCTATAGCTGTAGAGAGAGAACTCCACGGTGTTCCTATCGGTAGAATCTCTGCAGAGTACCTTTCTCCCGATGCAACTTCTGATCAGGTGTCAGTACGTAGCCAAATGGAGAAGATCTTAAGAGACCTTAAGTTCAATGAGCAAGGTTATGCTTTGTTGCCCTCTGATGTATATAGAGATGTAGATGGAAAACCAACCAACCAGAGGATTGTCGATATTGAGCTTATTACAAGTAATGGCTCTCGCAACATTGATATTAATCCTATCATCAGCCGCTATCAGCACGATATTGCTAGGAGCGTTATGGCTGAGTTCTTGATGTTGGGTGCAGGGGCAAATGGCTCTTATGCGTTAAGCAAATCTAAAACTGACTTGTTCCTA